TTGGCTGTTATCTGGTACATTCTTAACTGAGGCGTTGGTTTTGACTTCTCAGCGCACCCGATTAAAAACATTGTCGATATAAGTATTAGTAGGTTTTTCATTGGTTCCTTTGGTTATATTTTTGGGTTAATTGGTCTTATTACTGGATCTTTTGGTTTTGATGGTTTTGAATCTTCGATAAAAATATCTTTAGAGTTCTCCTTTGCGCTTTTCCAGGCTTCTTTGCATTGGTCACATTTGATAAAATATTCAAACCAGTGATATTGTTTAAGCTTGGCTGATCTGTGATTTTTAGAAAACAAAAGACAAGCTTCCCAAACCTCATCTAATTGTCTACAAATATGTTCCCCGTCTTCACAAAAATCAGGATCATCGAAGATCTCTGCTTCTATTTGTATTTTCATCTTATCCCTTCTATATATTTTTGAATAGCTGAAATCTGAGTTTCATAATTCAATGTCTCAAAAGTCAACGGCTTCCCTTTTCCTTTTAAATAGTTGTCGATACGACCTTCACCGGCATTGTAAGCTTGGAGAGTTAGCGTCCAGTCATTATACTTTTGATATAGCCTATTCAGGAGCCAAGCGGCAACCGTCGCGTTTATATCCGTATCATGGGCAAGTTTTTTACAGGCTTCAATTGTTGGCTTAGTTTCAATGATTGTCTCGACCAACTTTATCCCGTTTCCGGTTCTCATTGGGATAGTGATTATTCTTTTTTTAGTGTAGTAGGTTTGAACGTTCACAGGCATCACCTGTAAATTTCCTCTAGCGCCCGCTTTTGAAACTGCAAATTTATTATATTCTGATTCTATAATTCCGATTGTGGAAAGCCAGATAGGTAGGCCGTTCCTTTTGAATATCTCAGGAACGACGCTATTCTTCATCCTTACCAATGCAGAATTAAGTCTTTCTTTACAAACTTGTCCTTGTGAAACTGATTTGCAAGGTCTATTGTATTTACTTAGCCACTCGTCAACACTTAAACCAAAAGTTGTCGAGGGAATTAAAAGGAAGATGATTAGCTTTAATTTCATTGTGATATTATGTTTCTTTATCAATTTGGGGAGCTTTCTCAATATCATAAATTATTTCGAGTACGACAGATGATGGAGTATTACACTCAAGCAACTCTTTAGTTTTTTCAAGTATTTGGTAAGATCTAAAAAGGCTTTCATGATATCGGCTTCCGCTCTTCCCTGTTCCTAAAGTAGAAGGGAACTCTTTTATTTTTGAAATTTCCATTTATCCCTTTTCTTTTATATTAGCGTTAGTGTGGCCTTTAAGTAGCCCTAAAATCTTTCTTTCCATATCTTGAAGTAATACTCCTGCCAAGTACATTTCACCCTGCTCTTGATCTGGAAGTGAATTTACAAGTTCCCAAAACTTTTTTGAAAGATCGCCTGAATAATGAGGCTCTAGTTTTATTTTCATTGCTCAATAGCTCCACTGGTTGTTTTTACGGTTAATTTGACATAAGGAATCCGGTATATCAGAAAGAGCGATTTTTTTGATATAAGCTGGTTTCTATTTGTACAAAGTGTTATGTCTGCCATTTTCTTTTATACTCATCTATAAATTCAATCGGGAAAGATGTTTTCCAACCACAGCATCCGCATTCAAATTGATCCCCGTTAAACCTTGTTCTTGGCATTTCCTTGCATCTATTGCCACAATACGGAGGGTACCCTTTTTGTTTCATTAAATTTTCACGAACTATGCTCATATCATATCAACTATTCTCTAAAATAATTTTCCGTACAGCCTTACTCCTGATATAAGCCCTAAACTTTCTACTGACTTTCCATGCGAAGTATTTAGCGGATAAACGCTGAAGAAATTCAAAACCAATAAAACCAGCCCACCATGAAGAACTTATCTCATAGTCTAATAATAGCGACTTTAACGAGTTAATTTCATATTTTGTCATGCTTACCTATTCTCTAAATGCTCAGCTTCTATCTCAATCATTTTTGATTCGATTGTTTTTTTGATGTGTTTTTCCCATCCTATCCTGTTTCCTGTATTTTCGTATCTAATTACGTAATCACTTGTAAATGATGTAAAAACAGCGACAACTGGATTAACAGGATTAGTCGGTTGATCCTCATCATAAGGAAGATCAAAATTCTTTCCAAACAATTCAGTAATACAACCATCCCAATGTAGCCAAACTGGTTGACATTCACCGTGAGAATGAGAGATTATAGATTTTTCCAGCTTATCAAAATCAATATTTTCCATGGAAAATTCTTCCAGCTTTTGATAGAGACCAAAAACATAAGTTATATCTTTAGGATTGTGGTTGAAAAAAGGATCTTCGTTAAAAAGCTTCTCGTAGTGGGCTCTTGCATCGACAACAGAAAGCATATCAAGCTCGTTGTGGATTAGGCCTTCTTCAAAAAAGTCTTTTTCTTCTACGTTTGTTGTTACGGTGAAGGTTTTGAAGTTAACTGTTTTCATTTTCTGTAGTAAATTCTTTTATCTCGATCATATTAAAAAACTCATCCGCTTGCCAAAACTTTCCATTCTCATCAACAATAAAGTTATCCATTTCATCTTCGACGCATTCAATAATTTCTGGAAATTCTTCAGTGTCGGATTTACACTCAGGATAACCCCCTATATTATTTGTTATTTTCACTACTCTGTATTTCATTTCATCCCTTTATCTATTCAATGTTATTCTGTATAATCAACCTTTCTATTAATCTTTTTCCTACCACCAAACAGCGCAAATACTGAGATGGCGATAACTACTAACATTAAAAAATCTATCGTTGTAAACATAATAAACCTTAATTATAAATTATTTCCTTGTCAATACTAAACGTTGTTTAACCCCTCATTTCAATAATAGACGTATTACACTTTTTAAATGCTTTTTTCTTGTATTTTGAGTCAATTTTTACATACGAAGTTAAACCATATCTTTTCCCTGTAATTCCACATTTTTCGCACTTCATCCCGTCATACACACGCCCACGAAATATGGAGCTCATCTTTGTAATATCTTTATCCCATCTATGAAGTTCCTCGTTATTTTCATCTCCTTCAACTTCAACTTCAACTTCAATAAGCGTCCTGTGTTTTTCACCAGGACGTAAGGTTTTATTAAAAGAGTCAACAGTCTCGATTGCCCAAATTTCAGCATCTTCAATATCTTTTTCGTAATCTTCCCACCAAGTTTTTTCAGGTGTATCAGTTTTACAACATTTAATTCTAAATTTCATTTTTAAAGCTCCAAGATGCGCCCCGATTTTATGAGGGGTATATTATTTATTAACTCTTATATCCTATTAATTATTATATATTAAAAGTTAATTGTTATATTGTAGTAGCCGTTTGACTTTTGCCCAAAAGGTTTATTTTAACCATAGCAAAAGTCATTTGGCTGCTTTTGCCTATTTTAAAAGTTTGTAAGCTGTTACGTGCTTCTCGCTTAATTTCCCGGTTTTCTTGTCTCTCCAATGCATATTCCAAGTTTTAATCCATTCTTTTTCAACAAGTTCTTTCCTTGCTTTTCGGTTAGTTCCAATCGACATTCCAGTGTCATTTGATAATGAATCTTGTGGTCTAAAGAAAAAGTCGCATTTATCCCCCGTGTAACGATGTTCAAGCTCAGACAAAACAGTATACAACCATTTAGCCCTGAAGCTTAAATTGCAATCCTCGTGGAATATAAAACGATTTAATTGAACAAAAGGTGAATCTTTGTATTTAGGCATGTTTCCTTCTTGCGTAAGGTTATTGGCTGCCCTGTAACGCAAGTACAGGGCAATTGCTTCCCATCGGAACCAATCTATTAACGGATGTCTCCGCTTAAAGATGCCTAAATAATACTAAACCAAAATCATCAAGTCAATATAAACCGTAGATTTGACATACTCAATCTAATTCTATACTGTTATGTTTCTTTTCCCACGGGCCAAGCCGTTATGATTCGTTCATATTATCCCCTCGGCTTGGCTTTGTGGAGTTATTTTCTATTCTTTATTCCTTATATTTTCTTATATTACTATGATGAATAGCAACAGGAATTGCATCACCTGCCCATAGAACAACTGGAATAACTTCACCTGTAGAGTTTTTATGCAACCCAACGACATGCCCTATTTTTCTATCATCTCCACAGGAGGCAACTACAACACCAAGGGTGCATTCACTTAATTTTAATGCTTTCATTTCTTCCCCTCAAACATATGTTCAAAATTCCATCCATAATCTCTAAATACCACAAAAGATACACATAGAGTTATAATAATAAAAGTCAGTATGAATGATCTGATTGGTTTTTTCATTCGCCCTCTTTAGTCTTGCTCATCATGGTGTCTTTCTCTTAAGGCGCCTAAGGCTTTAAATTCATTGTTGAAATCAATTTCTGAATTAATTATTTTCCTAACAATACAATCCATCTCGCTAATTACTTCAATCTCAGCTTTTCCATGATCTTCAATCCACGTATCAAGTTTCGTTTTAACAGCTTCTTTGATGCATAGTAATTCGGATATGTTAAACATTTTACAATCTCCTTAAAATCTCCATATTAAACGAGCACCGGGCTGCAAGGTACGTATGCCCGATGCTCTACCCGCAGGACTGGAGAATGCTGCGAGTTTGTTTTTGTTAAACTTGAATCGAACCTATTTTATTGATATAGTGCTTAACCTTTTCAACATTACAATAGCCAAGAACTTCATTGCCCTTGTCTTCCTCATCAAAGGCTTCCGGCATCCATTCATTTTCATTTGTCATTGGTGCGATTTCAAAACTAGTGGAACCACCATAGGCAAATGGACCGTTAATAATTGAAAGTTTTAACCCGTTCTTAAATTCGATCAGTGCCCTATTCATCATTTCATCAGATTTATCTTCAACACCTTTGATGAAGTCGTCGTTTAATTGCAATCCTTGAAATGTTATTAATTTATTTTCCATAACTCTCTCCAGTTAATTAATTATTGATTAAACCCATTTAAGGGCTGATTATTTTACGCTAAGTTTTAAAACTCCATGATCCAAATAGCAATGGCCTAGATTTTCTTGGTTTTTACTTTTTACATAAAAAACATACCCACAGCCTGGAGTGTGTCTTTTGATTATTGATTCAACACATGGGATAATCTTCTTGATCTCATCTTTGCATTTTCTGCTTAATGTTTTTGATTGTAGCTTGTGAATTGTTACGCTCATGATTCTTTCTCCAGTCTGATGATTGAAGCCCCGTAGGGCTTTTTTGTTATAGAAAACCGTGAAGGAAATCATGGTTGATCGTATGCCATTCACCGGCTTTTCTCAATCCGTGAGGATGATCTGATAAAACCTTAAAGGCGTAATTATTAGATTCATCATGGAAACAAACAATTTGTTGCCCTGCGAGTTTTTCGATCATTCTAAAAATCTTACCTGTATTTTTCATGATTCTCTCCAGTCTCATTGATTATTAGCCCGGTGTATCCGGCCTATGTTTAGAAGGTTAGAGAAGTGGATTAATTGTGTCAATACTTTTAATTGAATAAAAGTGAATTTATTTTTATAGTTAGATAATTATTTAGTATTGACAGTTTAAATGTTAAGTGTAAGCATTCTTATGCAGAGGAGATTTTAATCAAAGCTGTATTTTCTAGGCGGTACAGTTATTATCCAAAGGAGAATGGCCTTTGGCCTCTGCAACAAAACAATTAAATAGGGGATAGAATGGGATGTAGACGGGCAATAAAAGACTCATGGTGGAATTTTTGCGGAGAAACAGACATGGGGCAAACTCTACCTGTTCTTTGTAAAGAATGCGGTGGTGGCTACGATCTTTTAACTGAAGATGAATTGTCAGAAATAAAAAAGAAAACTGAAAAATATTACAAGGACAGAAAGGAATGGGAGAAGAAAAACCCAATTGAACACAAAAAACAACTTGAAAAATGCGCTACCGCGTTCAAAGAATCGGAAGAGCGATTGCGAGCACCATTAAGAGCGTCAAAAATAACATATAGCATAAGGAAATTTTAAGTGGATAAAATGAAACAATAAAGAAAGGAGCTATTGAATAATGAATGAAAAAACAATAATTACCCGAATCAATAAAGCTGTTACTTTTTATACTGGTGAGAGTGTTCGTCTTGATTCTGCATTTTTAGCTCATAAAAGGGTTTTTGACAACACAATTAACGAATTAAACAAGCAGCTTGTAGCTAAAGAGTTGGAGAGATTAGTTGATTTAAGGGACGCAAATTATCATTTCCTTAACACGCTTAAATCATTGGCACACGTAAATAAGGCTGAAATAAATTAAATGAAAGAAACCCTAGAAAACAAACAATGGCTATTCAAAAACGAAAGCCTAATAAAAGAACTATTCCCTGAAGAGTGGACGCCTATCAACAGACTAAACGCTTTGAACATTGGTTTAGGGCTGGAAGAGTTAGGAGTAAAAATAGAAACGATGAGTAATTTACTTACTGTTTTGTCACACTTGGAGAGAATTAAAATTCTGTTGCGGTTTGGGAAGAAAATACGGGTTAATCCTGAGAGTATTTTTAAAGAGGTTAAATAGTATGGAAGATTTTTTACTAGATTTGATCACAATCAGAAATTGTATAAACAGGGGCGGCTGGTTGGTAATCCCGCCCGTTAAAAATTACACGCTAACACTAAGGGTTGAATGGTATCTTGATAAAAAGTATTCTTTCGAATCTGAGTTTTCAACTAAAACAATCCTAGATTCTGACAACAACTATATTATTGACGAATTTATTCATTTTGCCAATAGAGAAATCGATATTCTTTGCCCGTTGAAAAGTTAATAATATCAGTGTTAAAATGCCAATGTTGCACCGTGTATAGACCGGGTAAAATAATGTTTTTAACGTATTGACAAAGATTGTTTATTTGAATAGAGTTTAGGTTGAATTAATTAATAAAAAGGAGAAATATGTTTGGATTAATAGGAGAAATCATAGACAGCACAGTAGGTGTTGCTTCTGAAATAGCTGGCGACGTTGTAGGAATAGTCAATGAAGACGCTGGGAGGATAGTCGAAGGAATTGGGAAAACAGCAGGAACAATAGTCAACGCAACTGGCAAAGGGATAGACAAGGCGACAGGGCTAGACGAGTTGCCTTAAATATTTGCAGAGGTGGCGGAAGCGCACAATATAACTGTTTAAACGCACAGGTGAGTGAGATAACTAGTTAAAGAACTAAAGTAGACGCAAAATCAAACGCCCGACAATAAGACGGTAATTTGCTGAAATTCCAACCGTGTTCCATGGAAGCACATTGGGAGGTGATCAGCGTGTAGATATCAAACTCTACCCTCTGCAATCAGAATACCCTTGGTGTAGACCGTGACAAGGGGGCAAAGCGGGAATAAGCAGTGACACGACCTTGCCCCGCCATGGAGTGAGACTTAGAAAGTTGTCAGCTTTTGTATTTCACTCCATGTTCGGTCGGACAGAAATGACTAAGGATTTTGCAGAGGTTTGGTTCAGGTTCCGCAGGGTGAGACGTGATATGCTTAGGCTTATTGCCTCAAAGAACTCGGTTTGAGTCCGTTATGTCCCTGCCCTCTGCAATTCAACACTATTAAAACAAAGGTTATAAATGGAAAACAATTTTGAAATAGGATTCACGGCTTGCTACATTAGAGACTTTAATTTTGATTATTTATGCGGGATTCCAGTTGAAGCGGCTGTTGAGTGGGTTAAAAAACAACTGCCTGAAATTGCGATGAGCTCCCACGTAAAAGCGAAAGATTTAACCACCGACGGAAACAACGACACTGGTGCGGAATGCAACGGATGGTTAAATAAGCTTTTTGTAATTGTTGGAGAGGATAAAGGAAAGTGGATTGCTCTTTATAATCATGATGGAGAGTTTTCAATTAGAACAAAGGATCAATAAAACCTACTATGTTTATAAGATCGAGAAACGAAAAGAATAAACCCGTGAATTCTGATCATATTATCACGTTCCAAGATCAGTATTTCCCCGAAAAATGTTCCATTTTTATTATCACTATCAAAGAAATAATTATTTGGAACTACGAAACAAAAGAAGAAATGAACCAAGAGTTCGAATGGATCATGAGTAAGCTTAATGTTGTTCAAAATATTCCTGCAACTGTGATTGATAATAGATCAACAAGGATTTCGAAAGATCATCTTGCATGGGATTATGCGAATCATTTAGGGTCATCTAAAATATTAGATGACATTTATTCAATGGTCGACGAAGCTATTGGAAAAGAAATCAATATTATTGTTACTCCTGATGAATTGCATTGGATAACAGATCAAAGAATCGCATCACATGAACTATCAACTATTCTAGGTTGTGCCGTATCTAATTGTGAGAGAGCTTTTAATAAGACCGTTTCTTTTCAAATTGGAAAGTAATCTACCTTCTTCTATTAACTAATGAAACTACAATGACCAAGGATTAACAATGAGTGTTTTTGAGTGGAAAAACGTGTGTGATGAGGTTCCAAACGATGAATACGTTCTTGTGGTTAATGATCACGGTGAGATGGCAGTTGGAAGCTATGAGGTGAAAAGCGACGGCCCTTGTTGGAGAATCGGTCATGATTGCGTTGGGTGGGATTACGATTTCAACAAGGATTACGAGGTGACGCATTGGGCAAAGCTTCCAGAAGCACCGACCTTATAGGCACAGCAATCTATCTCCTTCTATTAGCTATTGTATTAATAATTATTAAGGTAAAACAATGGACAGAAGAAAATTTTTAAAAATAGTCGGGCTTTCTGTTGCTGGTTTAAATATTTCTTTTATAAAGCCGCAAGCAAAGCTATATCCTTGGAATGCTGGATACGCTCATTCTAACAGTGAGCTACTGGCGGCCAGTATGGCTGGCTTAAAAAATAAGGCTACAGTATTCCTTGAATCCGGCGTCGCTGGTGATATTGTTTCCATTGGTGAATCACATCCTCCTTTGTGATAAAGCATCAAGCATCGTCATATCGGTGTTGATCTTCTTCTCAGCAATCCCAGTGGTGCAGTCCTGGGCATCGTCGTGAGTGTTGTCACCGTCTTTTGAATATTTAAGCATTGATTTAGAATAAGCGGCCCAATGTTTATCCCTTGTTTGCCAGTCGGAAGGAAAATAAAAGTATTTCATTATCGTATTGGATTCACTGTTGATTCTAGCGTCCTTGTTTTCTGTCTGGTGGAACCATTTAATAATTATTCCTTTTCCTTCTTTCCTGTTTGAAAGTTCTTTTTTTACTATCCTTGCAAACCCTCTTCCACCATTGTTTGATTCAACATCAACGATCATGTTTCCCTGGATGTTGTTTTTAATTAGAAAGTTTACTGTTTCCTTCTCGGTTATCTCCATTCCTGCTTGACTGTAGTATACTCCAAGTGCGTATGCCTTTTTAATCCTTAACCCAAACTCGTCCCTTGATCTAATTATACCTACTACAATAGTACAAAGAAAGTCTTTCCCTTCATCGGCTGTGTCCGTGTAGCCATATATTTCATCAAACTTTTTTGGAATGTCGTCGATGGTGTAGTAATTAAAGGAAGTATAAAGAAGTCCTGATTTACCTAGCCTAGTACAAAGATAATTCCCTGAAAATATAATAGGGTCCAGTCTTGAGCGTAATATATCAAATGAACGCTTGTTTAATATCTCTTCACAAAGCATCCCCTGACTTTCAGTATAGGCTTTGCAGTTGAATATCTTTACGATTTCTCCTGAGTCTTCAGCCCCTTCAACGATTCTATCGGCTATATCACCTTGAATCCATGGGGTCATCACCAGGACTTGCCTTCGAGGGGATTCCATTCTTGAAAGCCAACCGTCAGTGTAAGAGGTCCAAATTTTATCAAGGTGGTTTTCATTGAAAGCTTCAAGGGGACCTTTGATTGGATCGTCGAATACAATCATGTTTCCACCCTTTCCGGTTACAGGGGTGAATATTCCCGATCCGGTGTAAGAAAGAAAGTTCCCATGTAATGCCCAACGCTCTTTTGACCGATCCCCAAACTTCATCCGGGTAAAAGGAAATATATCGTTGTAAATTATCGCCGTTGGCTTTAACCTGACTTCTTCTATTCCATCCCTAACATATTGTGAAAACTCATTAGCAAGCCTGGAATTATGGGCGGCTGTTACCATGATCGATTTTGGATTTTGACCAAAGCACCAACATTCAAACATGATTAGAGTATGGCTCTTGTGGTGCCGAGGGGGAACCTCTACGATTAGAATATCCGTTTCAGTGCAATCAACAGTGATCAATGAGCCTTTCTCGTGTGGCTCTATTTCAACGTCGATTGTTGTATCTGAGAGGTCAAGCCGTTCGTGGTGTTCTGGTTTTAGTTTTGAAATGTATGAGCATACTTTGTTTTGATAATAGGATTGAAGGCTTAAAGCCAGGATTAAAAGATAGGTTCTTTCGTCTTTGTAATTGTTTGGATCTGTTATCTTTTGAAATCCCCAAAATGACTTTCTGCACTGGATTATTTTCTTATCCCTTAGCAACTTCCAAAGTTCTTTTTTATTCATGAAAGCTTCTCGATCTCGGCGTCGATCTCTTCCTCTGTCATTCCCTTCAGTGGGTCATCAATATCTTGGGCTTTCTCATCTTGCTTAATATTTTTTGCTTTTGATATTTCGGCCTCATTGCTTAACCCGACATAGCGACCAAGAGAATCAAGGGCTTTTTGCTTGTCGTATAGTTTTATTTCTAACCCATACATTCCCTCTTTTATGCTTGATACTGAAGATAGGGCGGCGTCTGAAAGTTCTTCATGCGGTTTGATTATCGGTATGCTTTTCTTTTTAAGTTCCCCGTCCTTTTTATACTCTATCGTTTCATAATTAAAAACATCACTTGATTTAAGGAAGGCTATTTTTGCAAGTTCGTTGATTATTCTTGAAGCGGTTACGTTGTTGTCGTTGGCTATTTCGAGCCTTCGCCGTTCTATTTCGGCGGCTATCTTGGGAACTCTTAGCAATTTACAGGCGCTTACATCTGCCCCGTTAGGGCTATAGCCAGCATCAATGTAGGCGTGTGTGGCATTGCCAGAATTTATAAAATTATCAATAAACCGACGATTTCTAGGAGTTATTACGTTTTTTTTGCCTTTTTTCCTACCGTTTGTTCCTTTTTTCTTGCAACTTTTTTTCAAAATAGAATTGTTTGCCTTGTGGAGCCTTATTGTAAAAGGCTTTATAGGGTTTTAAAAAGTAGCTGATTTATAGCGTTTTTTCTACTCCCTGTCAATTATACAAAATAAATCATTCCTTATTAAATAAAAGTATTGACAATTCATATCTATTTTTGATCTAATGGGTATAGAGCAGAGGTGATAAGCACTGAAACCAAAATAATATGACTGGAGAGAATCATGAAAAACTTAAACGAAATTGAAACATTAGCTAAAAAACTTTCAACTCAACATTCACACATTGTTGCAGGAACAAAAAAGCTTATGCTGCTATGGGAAGAGAAAACAAAATGCAATCAAAAAATATGGTCAAAAAGTTCAGTTTTTGAGACGGGCCAATATATGAATGACGATATTCATTTTCACCTTATAACCGGTGAGTTTGAATTGAAGGGGTATAATGCAATTGATGAATTGGTTGACGTTGATGAAGGGTCCGTATTTTTCGAGTGCATGAGTGCAAAATCATTAAGAAAATTTCTTTCAAATTTCTCAAAATATGTTGCTGAGATCATGGAGGAGATGGTCAAGATTGAAAGTAAAAATGTTGATGTGATCGGTTTTCTTGATTCTATTATTGAAAAATAAAAAAACTGGAGAAAGTTATGGTAAATTTAAATATAAAAAAAATTCTTAATGATGCAAAAACACCTCGAACAAATGCTGTTCCATTCCATTACTACAGAGGTGGAAGGTGCCAACTCCGTGATTTTTTAAAGTACGAATGCAAAGTCGAATTCAAAAAACATCTTAGGACTTCTGATTTTGGGTTTTTTACTTTTAATTCTTTTGAGGATCGGGATTGCTTTGTGGAGGAATCGAAAAGGCATGATGTAAAATTCATTGAGGCTGGAACATCTGAAACGCTTGATCATGACATTTGGGCGTTAGTATAACAAAAAGCCGGAGAGGGCAACCTCTCATTAAACACTAGACTGGAGAAAGTCATGGGAAATTTCAAAGCAGGACAAAAACTTTCAACACGATCAATTGGTGATCATAATTGCATTTTCACCGCAACAGTTTTAAAAGTTACCGCTAAAACGGTTACAATCCTAATGAATGGAAAAGAAAAAAGGTGTAAAATTCATAACCCATTTAAACATCATAATGGAAGTGGATTTTTTATTTATCCTTTAGGGCGATACTCAATGGCTCCTACGTTTAGGGCGGTTTGCTCTGTTATATATGTGTAAAAGCCGGATGCCCTACCATTCGGTTAAAGCGTGGGGTTGTCTCCGACCATAGCACTCTGCGCTTTATTTATTTTTAATGTGGTTGATATAGGTTAATTTAATTTTTTTATGGAGTAATTATGGCTAAAATAAAAATTGAACTTGAACTTGATTTCCTCGTTGAAGAAGATGAGGAGTTTATTCTTGAAGATGAAGTTAAACGTGAAATTTTTTCTAATATTGAAACTCGAATCATTTCGACAATTAAAGAAAAGCTTACAAAAGAAGCGGAGCAGCGCATAGGTGAGAAAATAGATAAGATGACTACTGAGGCTGTAAAAGAAAGAATTGAAAGTTATCTATCTAAGCCAAAAACAATTACCGATAAATACGGCGATGTAATAAAAGAAGACATTACCGTTGAGTCTCTATTAAAAGAGAATATTGACACAGCAATGTCGAAGAAAACTTTAGATCAAAACGGTAAGCATTCGAACTATGGGCAAAGATTTTCGCTTTTTGAATTTTTAGCAATTGAAAATATTGAAACACTTATTAACGCTAAAATTAACGAGGTTGTTCCTGATGTTAAAAAACAGATCGAGTCTACAGTTAAAGAAAAGATCAAAACCTCTGTTGCTGATAATCTTACTGACTTTATTTTGAAAAACAGTAGTCATCCTTTAGTTTCTGATAATAAAGTTTAAGTATTGACAAGGCAACAGCCAATCTATAAGCTTTGTCATGTTAAAGCGAAACCTTCTAAAACTATTTAAGTTTCTATTCTATAATATGGAGATGCTTATGTAAACTCGACTTAAAGAATCGAAACCGGAGAAATCCGGTCTGACAGATATTACCTACTGTTACTGATGAGATAGGTTAAATGTAAAAAATGGAGATTTAAAAATGACCGAACAGCTAGAAAAGCATATCGCCAGCCTTGTTTATAAAATTGGCGAGCATAACGACATTACAAAAGAACAGGCTGAGATTTTACTATCTAACACTCTTCATGATAGTTCTCTTACTGATGAGATATCTCGTCAAGCTGAATTGTTGTTCGCAGAGTATAGAGAACATACAAACAAAAATTGATCCAACTCTTTGCCCTTGAGTTATCGAGGGTGAATGGATGGGATTGAATGTTAATTTAAAAGAGGGATAAAATGAATAAAAGAACCGTTGGTTATTATTGGGTTAAATTTTATAATCACGAAAAAGAGATTATTATGTTTTGGAACGGGTTCGGGTTTGAAAGTTTTCGCAGTCAATTTATCCACGATGAAATCGAATCAATTAATGAAAACAGGATCACTCCAATCGAGGGTTGAAAAATGAAAGAGAGAATAGAAAAGCTTATTGCTAAATATAATAATGAGATTGAGACCCTTAACCGCGAGGGTGAAGCGGTCTATGGTTACATGAAGGATTCTATCGACAACAACAACCAATCAAATGTGGAGTTGTTTTTCAATGTAGAGCGTGAGATTATCGAGAAGAGAAATGGCATTAATCGGTTTATTTCTGATCTTGAATCACTACTAAATTATTTATAGAGGTAAAAATGGAAATAAAAACGGCTATATTTCTTATTATTTTAACTAATGTTGTGACTTTTATTTTTGTATTTTCGATTATGAGGCAGCATTTAAAAATCCAAGTCGGGTGCGTTTGTGATAAAGTCAAAGCTTCTAACGAAACCATTTCTATGTTGCTTGATGAAACTAAGGATAACTCTGGAAGAATTAAAAATATTCTAACTTATACGTACGGCGAAGTAAAGAAAATTAATTTATAGAGGTTATTATGAATAAATCGTATGATGAAATATATTTTGATATCAACAATGGGTTTGACTTAAAATTTGGAGATCAGATCAATAAGGAAGTCTACGATTCTATTGGAAGAACATATAAATCTGCTTCTACTATTACTAGACTTCGATTTGTTCACCCTGGTATTAGTCGCGTTACAACAAAGCATGAAGGCGAAGAAATAAATATAGATTTCGATTATATTTATAAATTTCCGGTTAAGTCAGTTTTTGTTGAATTTGGATATTGTGAAATTATGGATTTAATGATTATTACCGCTTACAAAACCCAATGAACAAGACAACTATAACAAAATAAGTCAAAAAGCTCAAGACAAGATTTCTTGAAAAAGTAAAATTCAAATGATATTATGCTCAACGTGTAATGTAAAAGCCGCTAAAAAAGATACAGAAAATTGTTCTAAATGCGGTAAAACTCAATGCTTAAAGCATATTTACTATTATGTCGATCCTAACAATGAAAGAATCACAAAAAATACAAAAGGATATTGTTTAGAGTGCTATTATAGTATTCATGATAAATAATAATATTGACAGAATAAAGGAAATCTTTAAATATAGTGTTTGAGATTGCTTTTATTTAATTTAATTATAGGAGATTATGCCCAAAAGAATAAGCAGAGATGGTTCTATTGTTGAACCTCATGCGATTAAACTTGAAGAAAGATATCAAAGGATTTTTGACAAATTCTTTTCTAAAAATAACATCAATAAAACTGATGTTATTAGAAATGCAATTGATTCATATTTCAAACAATGTTTTGGTGTTTCTCCGACCAATCTATATCCTTCATTAGACTCTGAAAAAAATAATTTAGGCCACATTGTAAGACAGCTTGAAAATTCTGAAGACAAATTATATAAAATTGAAAAAATTATTCGTTCTTTTTTAAAAACTGAAAATAAAGAAAGTTTTCTAAAATCAATTGAAAAAATAAAACGCGACAATTGACAATATTAAATAATCCTGTTTAGCATGACTCAATTTAGATTGACCAACCTTTTTAGAGAGAGAAAATGAAACAGCTTATTTTAATATGTTTTTTATGCGTGGCCTGGAATACTTCATACGCTGGAACTTTGCAGAAAAAATCATCTAGCTTTTTTGGTGATAAAGTTACAAATAACAACAATTTTAATATGGGTTCAAATTCTGCTGATACATCTAAAGTCTCTCAGGATTATGCAGGGCCAACCGAATCAGTATGGAATCTTGATCTTTACGGTTTTGATTTCAATTTGCCCGACCAACCAGCAAACGAACAGTTTATTCAGGCTGTTACTGGTTTTGGGGTAACTTATAAATTCAATGAGCATATGCATATATGGGGCAGATATTCATTTTTCACGGTTACTGGCGTTAAGCTTGATGACGTTGATACTGATTGGGAGCATGTTCATTATGTCGGTGGTGCTGGAATTAGATTTAATATTAATGAAAGAAACAGACTAACAGCAAACCTTGGTGTTAGCAACTCAAAAGTTAAAGAAACCAAAGAGTATGGAGAAATTGAAGAACTAACAACGGGAATTGTTCTTGATACTAAATATTTATGGACTGCTAACAATATGGCTTATGGTGTTATGCTTTCAATGGTTCAGGTTGGCTCCAAATCTGAAGAATTAGAATCACACCACAAGGGAGGTTATGTTTCTGTTGGTGCCGTTTTTCAATTTGGACTCCCTGAAGATCTTTTTCAATGAAAAAATTAATCATTCTCTTTTCAATCCTGTTTTCATCTAACGCTTTTGCCGGTGTATTTAGTAGCAATAAAGACTCAACCCTTGTTAAAATCAAAACAGGGGATAAAGAGTTTACTTTTATTGATATTGGAAAGAACCCCATTGTTTACGATGCTGAAAAAAACGAAGCTCACATTGGATACCATGATAAATCAGGAAGGGACCATACAGGGCATCACAGCCTTATATTCTTACCGTTGAAAACTTTCTCTTTCGATACCGAGTCACAATTTGAAAAATGGATCAAGTCAGTTAAATCATCCTACAAATGCCTTACAGTTGAGGGAATTGTAAAATGTTGACGTGTTGATTTATGTTCCAGAAAACGAAAACACAGTTTTGTATTGAAATTGTATTTTTTATTGTTACCGCAATCCTAATCTATATTTAACCATGTTTTAGCTATGCAATCATAGGTGAATAAATCATGCTCAGCAATCAATAAAGGGTGACTGTTTTTGTCTGGCTTTATATCGAATTTTATACCGCACAGCAAGCCATTGCAGAGCCACGCCGTAAGGTGGTTGTTTATTTTATCGCCCATAATACCCCCTCCCACTAGCATTTTGATTCTAGTGGACTCTGAATGATGATAGCACTCTGTTTCTGTTTCAACACCGCAATTTTTACAGGCTAGATCCTTCGGCTTCTCAATATCATGGATTTTGATTTGCCTAGTCTTTGGTTTCTTCTTTGGCTTGGCTCCTGGCTTTTCTAAGCCTGAGACTTTACTAAAATCGGCCTTTTGTTGCAGTATGTGCATTTTTTGCACGTACTGTTTTGGCTTTTTCATTACGACTTCAATGTGAATATCAATGTCTAATAATCCAACTTCTAATATCTTGCAAATCTTATCGGCTACTTTATTGCTGAACATGTTTTTTCTGAACATGTTATGCCATTCAGACTCTTTTAGGAATTTAAAAGGCTTGTTGATCTCCTGGAATAACTGTTTAGTTGTTAGTCCTTTTTCTTTGCATAGTTGGTATATTGATTTCATATTTGTTTCATTGTGTGATAATTTCATTATGCCCCTTTCTTTTTTAATTCTTCTATTTCTTTTTCAAGTGAATAGTTTGAATGGTTGAATACTTTTGATATTTCTTTATCAGGCTTAAAGGTCCACCACTTAAACACCTGATAAGTCCAAGTCCATTTACCCGTTACTGTTTTTATCTCATTTCTTGTAGCTCCACATTCTCTGCAACATGAATGAAATGCAAAGTATGGCATTGCTGGAAAATAGCCGTAAGATTCTGTATATTTAGGCATGATATGACCACAAACACATTCATAAGCCTCAACTATCCATGAAGTTTTTGTTTTTGTTTGGTTATGCATAACTCAATATTTCAAGTGTCATTCGTTCAATATCTTCCGGTGTTCCATTGATAAACCGGGCAAGGATTAAATCAATAGTTCGTGAAAAGAAACTTCTAAATTCCGTTTCATCCATTTTTGAAAAGGAGATTGAAAGCAATTCAAAAACCATCTTTCCATCCTCGTTTACAAAATCGTTTGTGTGCCCTAGCCCTAGTTTTATCTCTCTAAGAAAGGATTTAAAATCCCAATGTTCATATTTATCCTGGTTCCTGAATACGGCTTGAAGCATTGCGAAATATCTTTTGTGATTATCACCTTTTCGCATCCGAGAGAATTTAGCCCGATAAATATCCCCATTATTAATAGCTCTTTTTCCGGCATCGCTATCAAAGAAGATAGCTCCTTGTTTTATGTTCTGGACTATCTCTATTGATTCATCTGGAACATAGGTGAATACATTCCCTCGTTTTTGTAGGATTATTTCAGCCATTATTCAGTCCCTATTTTCTTCGATCTTTTATCCTGCAACTCTTCGAGAGATTTGATTCCTTCACGTTCGCAATCTTCGCAGATTTCCTCTTGATCAATATCTCCAACTATAACGGGGCAGAATACTTCGTTATATTTACATCCATGTAATATGCAGCAATGAGTTTTGTGAGTGTCATGCTTTACGTTTTGCTTTGCAGGAAAAGAATAATCTTGTAGGTTTTTATAGTGGCATCCCTCAAGTCTTTGAACAGCCTCTATTAATTCTTGATGATCAAACCCTTGATCTTTAACAAATTGAATCAGTAATAATTCGTCTGATTCTCTTGTGTGTGATTTTTCCATTTGTTAATCCCGTTTAGATTATTATTCGTTCAACCTGAATTAACCCTACACTATTCAAAACTAAATGCAACCAAAAAACAATAAATAATATTAAAGTCAATCAAAACAGTTATTTGTGTATTTTGTGTTTTAATTTGATATTTTATGGTTGCAATAAATATTTATTCCTGTAAGGTTTAAACAGAAATTAAGATCAACTTATCAACATAAGGAACTATGAGTGATTTATTAAATATTGAAGGACTTGCCGAAAAAATAGGGCTTTCCGTCGAAGGGGTGAGGGGAAGGATTCAAAGAGCGAAGAAGCAAAAAAGATCTATTGAAGACTTTTTGCCAAAACCACAAAGGCGAAACAAAGGGGAAAGTTATTTCTGGAATCAAGAAGTTGTTGAAACATGGTTAGAGGATTTTTAAAAATGGAATACATCGTAAAATTAAACAAAGTTCTTTTTATTGGCCCAGGTGGATACGCAATAGGAGCTAAAAACCATGCTGAAAAATATGACAGCGAAGCTTCAGCAGCAAAGGCCTTATCAATAATTAGAAAACGTCTTAAAAATGATTTTGAAACGGCAGAGATTATTGATTGCTGTTGGTATGAATAAAGTTAGTTTAAAGATTAACAATAAAACAAAAGGGGATAAATGAAACATAATCTTTCTAGCACAGTATTTTTAGTCGCAGCTTTGATTGCAACTATTATATCTTCTTTGAATAACTTTCATGTAATAAATGTACCCATCATTAACTGGTGGGTAGTTTCTATCTTTTTGTGGGTTCACCTGTTGGTTTCTCACGCACTAAATAAAAAAGGGGATAAATGAACACAAACGATATTAAAATAAACGAACTAGAAACAATTTCACCTATTGTTCAAATGGCATTGAGCAAAGATATTGATACTGACAAACTTGAGAAACTTATTGAACTTCAAGAGCGACACGAGAAGAAACAAGCAGAGAAAGAATTTTTCAAGAGTTTTGCAAACTTCAAAAAAAAGCCGTTGTCAATCACTAAAAAATCAAAAGTTTCTTTTCAAAGTGCTAAAGGCAAGACTGAATACAACTACACAAGCCTAGTTGACATTATTGACGCAGTTGGCCCTGAATTAGCGTTGAACGGGCTTTCTATTACTTGGGTTCCCGAACAAAGCCAGAACAGCGTTAAGGTCACGGCAAAGCTCACACATATAAACGGGCATACAGTTACAGCAACTTTAACAAGTCCACCTGATACTTCAGGAGGAAAAAATGGCGTTCAGGGCATAGGTTCAACAATCACATATTTAGCGAGGTATTTAATCACCGCCTTACTTGGAATATCAACAAAAGAGGACGACACCGATGGAGCACAGCCGACAGCAAAAGAGGATTTAATCACACTTGTGCAACTTGAAGAGCTCCAAAAAGTAATTAAAAACAACAACAGGGAAACCGAAGAATTGACGAGTGCAATTTGTGCAGTTCACAAAATCGATGAGCTTTCTAAAATAAAACAATCAGAATTTCAAAACGTACTTCACAGGGCATCTAAATGATTATTCATAACTGTGAACAAGGCACTGAAAAATGGCTTGATTTAAGAAAAGGAATACCAACTGCAAGCGATGCAAAGAAACTTGTTTCAAACACTGGAAAATTTAGCTCTCAAATAATCGGGTACGGGCAATTGTTAGCTGCCGAACTCGCAGGAGCAAAATTTGATTCTTATTCTTCACACGCGATGGACAGGGGGACAAGGCTAGAGCCTGAAGCAAGAGCAGAGTACTCCCTTGATTTTGGGCCAGTTGAAGAGGTTGGGTTTTGCACGAATGATAAAAAAACTTTTGGCTACAGTCCAGACGGATTTTTCAAGAAAGAAGGATTGATTGAAATCAAATGTGAAAATATTTCAAAATTTCTTGATTATATCGAGAAAGATAAATGTCCTGTTGACCACAATGCGCAAATTCAAGCTGGCTTGTGGGTAACTGGTCGTGAATGGTGTGACCTTGTGTTTTACTTCCCTGGGTTAAGGTTGAAAGTTTTTAGGGTTTTGCCAGACATTGAGTTTTTCTCAAAACTTGAAAAACAAACAATGGAAGTTTTAGAGGTCAGGGATGAATTTTTCACAAAACTAACAGAAAATAAACTATAAAAACAAAAAGGTAAAAATGGAAAATGGAAAATGAAAAGTCTTTAGTACCAATTGAAAAAGAAACAGCCCTGCAAATCTTCACAAGTGGAGAAGTCGACCCAATCATTAAAAAAGCGAGAGAGATAGTTTCTGGCTTTACTCATGATATGTCAACAGGAGTTTCCAGGGCTAAAACTGCTTCATTAGCGAATAAGGTAGCCAAGTTCAAAGTGAAAATTGATGGTATGGGCATTAATCTTGTTGCAGATTGGAAAGCACAATCAAAGGCTGTTGATGAAACAAGAAAAAAGCTTCGTGATGAATTAGACATTTTAAAAGCTGAAGCAAGAAAACCTCTTACCGATTGGGAAAACGAGGAGAAAGAAAGAGTTGAAAAAATCAAAGCTAGGATTGAAACTATTAAAAACCTCTCTCATGATGTTCTTGTTAAACTTAATGGCGCCCCACTTGAGGAACTGCATTCCGCAAGCGAATCACTTGGAAAGATTGTTGTCGATTCAAGTTTTGAGGAATTTGAATTTGAAGCGTCTAAAGAATACACAAAAAGTGGCGAAGCAATCCAAACTTTGATCAAAAATAAAGTTGAAGAACTTGAGAGAGAAGAAGAACTTCAACGATTGAAAGATGAAGAAAAAGCACGAGAGAAAAAGGAATATGAGGAGAAACTAAAAAGAGACGCCGCCGAAAATGCCAGACTTCAAGCAGAGAGAAAAGCGGCATTTGAAAAAGGGCGAATCGAACAGGAAAAACAGGACGCCATTAAGCGTGAAGAATACGCCAAATTTCAAGCCGCCGATGCTGAAAGAAAGCAAATTGAAGCTGAAGAACGAGAAAAGATTGAAAAAGAGCAGGCCGAGCAAAGAAGAATCGACGCTAAAAATCTGGCAGATTTAAGAGCAAAGGAAGCGGCTGAAAATGCGAGACTAGATCAAATCAGAAAACAGGAAGAAAAAGAAGCTTTTGAAAAAGCCGCAACTGAAAAGCGTGAAGCTGACAGGGCTCATACTGGCAAGATTCGAAAGGAAGCGAAAGAATGTTTAATGCAATACGTTGACGAATCAACAGCAAAAAAGATCGTTTTAGCTATTGATCAAGGAAGGATTGAAAACGTGACTATTAATTATTAACTTAAATAAGTAAAGGAGAAATAAAATGAAAAAAATTACAGAAGAAATGCAAGAACTAATCGCTAAGAATTTACCAGCAGCAACAGCCGGTGCAATGAGTGATTTTATTAAAGATGCTGAGAAGACAAAAGAAGAGCTTGAAAAAGCAAATGGTGATCTTGAGATTTTCGGCATAAAAATGTCAGATTTAAATAGACGTTTTTCTGACTTAAAATCTAAAGTCCAGGATCAAGCATTTATTGATCAGAAATTAGAAGAATTAAGAAGCCTTGAAGAAAAAGTTTCAGAGCGAGAGAAAAATCTTGATTTAAGAATTGTTGAAATTAGACTTGAATGTGCTGAAAATCGGAACTCTAAAGTTGAAAGCCTTGTTGAAAAAGTTTTCGGGCATCCTTCGGTAAGCGTTTCATCGTACAAAAGCAAACCATTAGTGTGTGACCCTGGCAATGGTTGCGCTCAGTATGAAACCGGAAGAACATTTGAAGACGAGACAAAAACAACAACCAAATCTAAAAACTAGGGTTTATAAAAAATGAACTACGCCGATTCTCTTGGCCCACCAGAGCCAAAAAAGAAAAAATACAACGAAGATACCAAATGCTATGAATGTGAAAATTGTGAAGAGTTATTTCTCTCTCTTCCTGAAGAGGTTGTTTGTCCTTATTGTGGTACTGAACAGTTAGGAGAATCGGTTTAATTGAATGTTATAATACGTCTAAACAGAAAGTAAATTATGAGTAATGAAAGCGGTGGTTTTTTTGGTTCTGATAGTGCCGATGTTGGATCAGAAGAACATATGGATTCAATGTATAAAAATATAAAGTGTATCGAATGTCAATATTTAGGTGATAGGGGCATAGATTCAAATGTATCATATCTACCAACGTGTGATAGATCAGAAAAAAGAAGGGACATTCCTTTCTATACTAAGCCTAGTAAAATAGGCTTAGTAGCTGTGGTACTAGAAGACGTTCCTAGATGGTGTCCTTTAGTAGAAGAAAAAGCATTATAACTCAGGAATAAGTGGCCCGTTAGGGTCCAATTAATTTAATTGTTATATTAATCGAAGGTTGGAAAATGCCAAAGATCGAAATTAAAACATGTGATAAAACACCAAACTATTGTGCTCTCGAAGCTATTGCGAGAGCCATGAGGAATAATTACACGAAAAGAAAAAACAGGGAATACCAGTACGAAAGCATCATCAAAGTTGAAAGTGGCAGGACATTAAAAGTAACAGAGATTCCAAGGGATTTACACGCTGATTCACCTTGTAGCTGTAAATATAAAGTTGAAAAAGTAGAAATATAACATAGTAATAAATAAAAACCACTTGACTTTTATTCAGGTATGAATAGAATGGATTTTTTGTGATCTTTTCACAAAGTTACAATGGAGCCAAAGCCTAACCGGAAAGATTTGCTGCTTTTAATCTTTGCTTCTCGGTTGGGTTCCGTTTATTCTCCTACTCCTTAACTGTTTACAATCCTTAACCAGTTAACCCAACCCATCATTAAAGCGTCCCTATTGTGCTCATTTGTCCTTTCTTCAAATCCTGTGACCATTTGAACGTATTCTGAAGATTTTTTACAATAGGACCTGCTAGGGCTTATTCTGACCACATTAAACCCTTCACGCTCAAACCCTTCTGCAAGTAAATCAGCCTCCCTTATCACTTGACCTACGTTGATACTTTTTGCGTCTTGAACTATTGGGTTCTTGTCACGCTTTCCAAATGTAAGTTTTTTAAATCCAGGGTTTTCAATAACTACTTTGTGGAAATTTAGTTTCATACTAAAGCAATAGTCATTGAAGCTTTGCCAGAACGTAGAGGTTTCTACTTTTAAAACCGTAGTAGGTTTTAGGTTTGTTCCTTCTATAATTGCTATACCGGTGGTTTTACCTGGATCTATGCAGAGTATTTTTATTTTATTCACTTAGGTCCCTTTATATAAACGTCGTAATTTTCCATCAATTTATGAGCAGCTTTCAATTTCATTGTTTCCTCGGAGTCTGTTTCTTCAACCTCAACCTCTACTTCTGAAAAAGGAGTTTCACAGATTCCAGGCTGGACTAATTGTGCTTTTATTATCATAGTTAATTGTTTAATAGTTGGTTTAAAGCCTTACTAAGACTCTTAGCTTCATCTTTAGAAATTACTATTTCGCTATTATTTTTTGATATTAAAAAATTTGATACTGGGCATTTGATATTTCCATTATCATCCTCAGAAACAGTTGTCACTGATATAAAAAACTCATATGCATCGTCATGATGAATAAGTATTCTTCGTTCAGATTCGTGTCTTTCTGGTAGTTTTTCACACATTTATATTGATCTCCAAAATAAAACACACCAAACAGTTAAAAGCCCGAGAAGTATCAAATAGGCTCGACGGTCACTAAGATTGAAGATTGCTTTATAAAATAGTTTTATCATCGTGTTCCTTTAAAAGTTGTTCATCTGGTATAAAATCAATATATTCTAATTTTCTTTGACGAGATAACTTATTTCTATTCCATGGTGCTTTATGATATCTACAGAGATAGTGCCTGAAAACATATCTTACGCCATCGAAATTGTTAACAAACTGTTGAACAAGTTTTCCTTCACGAGAACACTTTTTGTAATCTTGTGATTTTATTCTTTCTTCGCAATTCATTACTTTTCCTTTTAGTTAAAACGGGGAAATCAAACTAGACCTCCCCGCTAGGTTCAGGAAGGTATATCAAGTCTCCCCTAAAAGCTCCATGAAATACTGTTTCAAAAATGGAGCTCGTTCTTTAAATATGATCTTCTTCGATTTGTCTTTCATCCTGGATATGTTCAACTGTTCCATCTTTTTTAATAATGGCCCCGCCGATAGTCACGCTATTCTGAAAGAGTTTAGCTTCTTTATAAGCCTGTTTGCATTCGTCGCACTTTATTGAAATATCGTCTTCAAGATCATTAAGTTTTTGCTCTAATTCAATGAATTCGCCTTTATCATCCGTGAAAAAACCACATTCTTCATTTAGTACTAAAAACTGACATTCTTTATAATCCGTTTCTGTTGGGGCGCCGCACCATTTAGGATCATCGAATATTTTCGGTTTACGGTCTATTTCTATTTCTGGCATTTCTGTTCCTTGCTAATAGTTGACATTGCTAAACATGCAGAAACCATATTAAATGAGCTTTGTTCAGCTTGATTAAGTCTTTCGGTTACTTCTCTACTTACAGCCTTCCCAATAACATCTTGAGCGTTAATCAATAATTGCTCGAATTCAAATAGTTTATCACTTACAATTGTATTTCCAGTAATATAAAAAGATTCGCTTAAAACCTTCAATCTATAAGCAACGTCTCTAATTGTTTCTGTTGAATTGCGAATATCGCCGAGGTAACCGCTCATTTTTGTTTCTCCTTTTCAATCTGTTTAAAATACAAATCTATCCCCTTGCCGACTACTGTAGATATTTTTAATCCTGTCTCTTCGCAGTGTTCACGAAGGGTTTTTCTTTGGTCTTCATCGAGTGTAACTGTTTGCTTCTTCTTTGCCATATTTATACCACTGTTTTTAGTTTGTCAATTATTTATTTTTTAAGGTAAACACCCCTTTTTACCTTAAAATTTCTTCCCGTTAATCCTTCGCTCTATTCTCTATCTTATGATCTTCTCTTGTAGAGTTATAGATTAGCTTCTCAACCATAGCCCCGCCTATATCAAGTCCGTAAGCCCCCGCATAATCAAAGATGCGAATTAAAACATCAGCAAGTTCGACCTCTTCAGATTTCCGGTGTGGTAGGTGGTCATCCATTTTATTCTTTCTTACTCCTTCCATAGCTTCACTTAATTCACTATGCATGAGGCAAATTAATTCACCTTTGTTTCGTTCTTTCCTTTCTCCTGTTTTTAGATCGGTCCACCATCCCGATTCAACGGCTAGTCCGTGGCATAAATCTCGAACGAGGTTTGTTTCTTGGGATCTATCTATTTTGAAAAAGTCGTCATTTATTAAAGATTTCTTCCAGTCCATAATTATTCCTTTATATTTGGTGATTGCATTGGGCTCATTGTTTGATTAATTCTAGTAGTTCTTTTGAAAATCTAAGCCTTGAAATATCATTATCAGAATTAGACTTAGTAAACTTTAACTGTTCAACAAGATCCTTATACTTCAATTCGTTGTTTTCTACACCGTCTTCAAAACCCCAAATATAGTTCTGCTCTGCTACCGGTAGCCAATGTTTGTTTTTATCCTGGTCTATTTTTTTTACTGCTTCCCTTGCCGTAATCGGTGTATCTTCTTTCTTTTTAAAATCCCACCTTTTAAGGATTTGGCTTTTGTTTAGTAGAAACAATTCATTTTCATTATGAACAAACCATGCACCTGATTCGGTTTCACAATATGAATCACCGTGTCCTAAATTTTCAATCAATTCCACACTGGAAAGATTTGTTATTATACTCATCTTAAAATCCTCCATCATATTTATGATCATCACAATAAGGTTCTTCATGAGGATTAAAGTCCCATGCTATTTTTCCACAAGTCGGGCAATTACCACGAGTCTTCCCAGTGGTCTTCCTAACTCTTTTTTTCTTCGCTAGTTTTATCCCTTGGTTAAAGATCATTTTTCTTCGATTTATATTTTCAACCTGGAAGGTTCTCCTTGCAATTTTATCAATCGATTCTTTTGAAAATATTTTATAGCAAGTTTTAGAATGACGAAAAACACCTACTTCGATTCCTTTAAAAATTACTGCTAAATTATAATTAGATGTATGATCTGATTGCCCAACAAAAAAGATATCATTCCCATTCCATTTTTTTTCAAGCTGCACGACATATTCATCATCAGGATCTTCTAATCCTTCTTTTGGTAAATATTGATGATCAACGGCCTTTATGCTCAATTCATCAACCAAAGTTTTTGACAATGGAATATCATTATCACGTACATTATGCATACGTTGCGCTTCATGCAGTGTGTAAGTGCATGCATCATCGAGACTTGTTCCGTACCCTCCTTTAATTTGCCAAAAAATAGAATTTGTCCCAGTGTTTGACCGGCTATCTCGCAGATAGAATAATTCGTTTTCGCTCATCTTAAACCCTCCTTTTTTTACATGGTTTTTTCTTAGCGGCATCAATTTCTCGTTGCAGTTTTTCGGATATATTTTTCTTGATAATGCTTATATCAACTTTTGTTTTAATACCTTTCATTTTTTCTTTCACTGTTTCTGGAGCGAAAATTGTTTGACCTACAAACTCCTTTTCTAATTCTTCTTGAGCCTTGGCTATAATCATGTTTTCATCGTAACCAGCAAGGACGAGATACTCACGACCTTTTTCATCCTTTTTCTTTACTGGTTTTTTCTTTGATCTGTTAACGTAAAACCCCATTTTATCACTAGCTCCTTAATGATTTACCTTGGAATTTTTCAAAACAACCCATGCCTTTTATCCTGTCGAGGACTGGGAATAGCTTTTCATGACAATCGGATTCCATTTCTAAAATTGACCTGTTTGATGTTATTATGACTCTGCAATCCCTGTTTTTAAGCTCATCAATAAGGTTGAAAAGAATGTTCGATTGATATTCTGACTTTGTGGTGAATTTGTCAAAATCGTCCATAATTACTATTTCACGAGTATCTTTCCCCGTGATCCTGCTTAAATGATTTCTTTTTTCTTTCTCAGAATCAGAAATCTCGTAATTCAACGGCATCTGTGATACTATCCAAGGCCCAACTGGTATAAATGTTACTTTTTTAGAATAATCGTTTTTAATCAACTCCCACGCTATTCGAATTGCTAAAGAAGTTTTTCCCCTCCCAACATCACCGTGCAAAAAAAGCCATTGAGAGTTTATATTTACAACCATCTGGTTTAACAGTTTGAATTTGTGATTCAAAATAAAATGCCTATCTCTACTGCTTTTAGGGAATCCACATTGATCAAATCTAACGTCAACCTCTGTCTTTTTTTCTTCTTTCGCTATCTTCTTAATTTCATCAATGTATGTTTGAGTCTGCAAGGCTTTAATATCGCAGAATACAAGTCCATTATTAACTGAATACCCGTACTTGTCCGGTTTGCTTAGGTCTGCCTTTGAAGCGTCTCCTTTAACCGGCTTAAGTGTTGAGCTTATTGTTTCTAGCCCGTTAATTCCTTTTTCAATTTGAATATTTTTTTTCAAACTACCTGAAACAATCTGAGAGTCTTTCCTTAATTCCATTTTTGAGATTGCCAGTTTTCTTTCTTCGTCGTGGTTCATTATTACCCTTACTGTTGAGCGTTTCTGTTTTCAAGTTCGAGCCTCTCTTCTTCAGCTTCTTCTGCAATTATCTTTAAAAGTTTGAGTTTGCTCTCTTCAGGGTAACCCTTTGGGAATGTCCTGTCTGGAAATCGTGGGTCGTACCCTGGAAGGACTGAATAATCTGTTGTGTCCTCCTCCTCGTCATAGTAGTTGGCAGGTCTTGCTACTAATGGTTGTGACTTGCTGTTTCTTTTTGGCATAATCACATAAAGAGCGTCATAGTGTTGTCTTAGTTTTGATGGTGTACATATTATCCCTTTCCAGTGATTGTCATTATGAGCACATTTAATAATTTCTCCAATCTCTTTAAAAGTTCGCTTATCTTGTTCACTAATAATTCTTATTTCATCAGACCATTTTTGAAAGTTGTTTTTTATCGTATTTGAAACAGCTTTATTATTTGGGTTACTTTTTGAGATTTCTTTTGATAAAAAATTAGCCAGGCGGAACTCGTTAGAGTTTTCGTCATAAAACCTTTTGTTTTTTTTATCTGGTTTTTCAGATTCCGGGTTAAATATATTATCTTCTTCTTTCTTTTCTATATCTATACTATTATTATACTCTACTTTATTATGTGTATTTCCGTCGTCAGTCTGCGGTAGGTTTTGCTTTTCTTCTTCAGAAATACGTATTTCTGTGTCAGAAATAGGAAGATTTTCTTTTCCTTTGTCAGAAATAGACTTTTCATATTTGTCTCTCATCTTTTTCCTTTTATCAAACATAGGCGACAATCTATCGATAAGTTCCTGAGCAAAAACATCACCACCATCAACTTGCAAGAGTTCAATTTTAATGCAATAATCCATTAGTTCATTTAGATCATTTTCTAAACCAAAATCACCAGATAACAGCATTACTGAAAGTTCGGTTCTTTCAAATTGAATGTTTTCACTTTCACAAAGCACTTCAAGAAACATGCACCAAAAAGGATAACCGGAAAGAGGAAATTTAGTCCTTAGAGCTTTTACCCGTTTATTATTCCGCATATTGTTGTCATGCGAAAACCAAGGGGCATTACTCTTGATCTTTCTTCCTGCCATTATTGCCTTCAATTTTATTTATAAAGTCATTCAGGAGTAACAAAGTTTTTACATTAGGCTTGACCTTCCCGTTTTCAATATCGCTGATTGTAGTGCGAGATAGCCCTGTTTTTTCGCTAACTTTCTCCTGTCCCATATCTTTATTTCTATGACGGATACGAAATCTAAGAAGTTCAACTTTTGCGTTTTCATTAGTTAACATTGCTTACTTAGTATGATTAGTTGAAAAAGTGTACATAACAAGTCAAAAAAAAGCCATAACAGGCATTTTACAGGACCATAGGCTTTAATATTTAATTGGTCAATAAATTATTATGGATAAATTAGATTTTTATCTAAATCACCAGCACCATGAGCTTGTTGCTCAGAACCAGCAACTATTTCTCTCGTTTCAGTATCAAAAATATGCCACCATTCAATTACAATAGCATTATCCCCATCTCTTTCAAAGGAAACTTTTAAAACTTCAGAATTAACTAAATCATCAACACTATTACCGCACCCTAAAAAGTCATGCGCTCCACCATTTGCATAGTAAACCTCATCACTTCCAAATAAAATGTATCTCATATCTACCTTTATCCATTATTCCAATCAATTAAACGCTTCTCTTTATGAAGCTTTAAAGCCTCAACAATAATGGCTTTCTCAGTAAGATTATCTTCTTTAGCAGTATCTTTTAAATACTTATAGACTTCAGGTGGAATCCATTTAGGGCTTATTCTTAAATCTCCACTTTTGTTTTTTTCTGTCATAGTTTAATATGGAAAATTAATAATAGCGATAGACAGGAAGCATAAAAATAAAACGATTGTAAGACATAATTGTATCTTTTGAATAGTATCCATAGTTTCCTTTTTTATTTGATTGCAGAGGGTAGAGTTTGATATCTACATCCGTTTAGAAGTTAAACTTTAAGCGGTGCGAAGCTCCAAAACAAACGCTTTTTAGCGTTACTTCCGACTTATTCAATATATTTAGCCAGACCCACACCGCAAATACTGTGTTAATTACTAATTGGCAGCCAAGGCAGGGATCGAACCTGCGACAAACTCCTTAACAGGGAGCCGTTCTACCGCTGAACTACTTGGCTACCCTAGGGAATTACGATATCCTGACCTTCTCGAAGACAACGAGCTGTTCTGCCTCTGAACTATAGGGCCGTTAAAAAGTACCCCGTATCAGTATCGAACTGATGAATCCTCGATAGAAAGTCGAGTGCCTTAACCACTTGGCTAACGGGGCTTGTAATTATGGTACTTCGAACCGGACTTGAACCAGTGACCTTCCCGTTATGAGCGTGGCGCTCTGACCAACTGAGCTACCGAAGCGTTTTTATTTGAATGTCTCTATCTACCCTGGCGATTGAACTGTTAGTACGTTAGCTCAAAAGGTATTAATAGAGACGGTTTATTGAGTCTTCATAAGGAAAGATAGTTCCGCATTATTCAAGTTTAGCGAAACCTCCCTTTCCAATCTGGTACTTTTCAATATCTTTCAAGACTTGACTCTTTACTTAATATTTCATTTTCCCTTCAAACAATCGCCTTACAACTTCCTTAGTAACCCCGCTTCTTTCTAGCCATCGGCCAGCGAGGTTTCAACTTTTTTGTTTTAGTTATTCTTGCAATTTCATGTCTTATTGCTCTGTTAGCCTCAACAGGTGTATAATTTCTAATGTTTTTATAGTATTTACGTATGCTATTAATACCACTTTTTTTAATGCAGTTAGAATGGAATTTTGGTTGTCTTCCATCTTGGTAATAGTTTATCCACCAGTAATCTCTTTTTTCTTCCCATTCGTTCAAAATACTTTCAATAGATTTACCCGTGTGGTGTACGTAGTGTTTTGCTCTAGCGATTACCCATCGAAACTTTTGAAGTACTTCTTTTTTTGAACGATAATTTCTTTTAATATCATCAAAACAAGCTTTTTTCAAAGATTTATAACCCGTTGTCGTCGCTAAATGTTTCCAGTTTATTTTCATAATTTTTTAAAGGTTACTCACTTGAGTATGTTCGATTAGATATCTAATTAGATATCTTTGTCAACTATTTAAGTTTAAAATTATTTTTCTCTGCGTATTCAAACCAATCACCAACAGTTTTTAGCTTTTCTGCCTCAAGATCATCGATTTCAACGTCAAATTCTTCTTCTATTGCAATCAGGATTTCCACTTCATCGAGAGAGTCAGCACCAAGATCATCAATTAGATTTGCTGTTTCAGATATCGCTGCACCCTCGTCTAAATCAAGTTGATCGGTAATGATTTCTTTAATAAGATTTTTTACTTTTTCCATTTTATTTCCTTTTATTTAATATTAAAAACATAAGCACCACCACGGCTAGAAGATCCCCAACAAACACCCCAAAACCCAGATTTGCTTTTTTGAAGGGCGTCAATTGCCTCTTCACAGCCTGACCAGCCACCCGTAACAATCTCAGTCATACCATCATTATTAATCCAAATAACCCCGTAAACGTAAAAAATAGGCTTGATAAATTCTAGCAAAGGTTTATAATCTAATAGATAAGGAATAGGCCAGTTTTTAATTGTTTCAATTGACTCATCGGTCGGGTAGCCGTGATTGTCTAATTCTGCTTGTTTCATTTTTATTTTAAAAAAGGGGTTTTCATAATTTTAAACCATCCAGCGTATGACCCGTTATTAAATTCTTCAAGGAATTCTTCTTCTGTTATGCCTAAAAGATTTCCCCATGTTTTTGCCGTATTATAATGGGTTGCGTAAAAATATGTTCTAGGAGTTTCCCAGGCTTTAACTAATTCAAAATATAATTCATTATCCATAATTTCATTTATTCTTGGTTAACAAAAGTTGCTTTAATTTGAATATCAAAGATAGGTGTCAATGCTTCAAAAGGAACCCCGTTTAAAATATCAATTAATTGTTCAAGTTGTATTTTCCTCCCAACATACCAAGCAAAAAGATTTTTTGAAATCTCTTGATTTTCAGGGATCATTGCTTGTTTGTATTTATTAATTACCCTTTGAATTTCATTCAGCTGAAGCTCTAAAAAATTTAAAATATCTTCTTCGCTTGGTTTCGACGGCGATGTGACTACTGCATGGCTTTTCATATTTTTTTAACCTGTTTATCTTTAAGTAATATCTCAAACCAATATATCCATTCGATCCTGTATTTCCAATCTTTACAATGATTGATCCATTTTCTAACAATGACTTGATCCTTATCAATAATTCCTCTTATATGGATTGTTTCATTGTTTGAATTTCCTTCGTTATAAAACACTTTAAGTTTATTCCCAACCTTTACTAGGTCTAAAACTTCTTTAGTAATATTCATATTTCAGTCCTGGTTAACAACTGCAACTCTTCTACAAGGCTTATTCCTTCCACGCATAGAGCATGAGTATTGAGAGAGTTTGCGGTTTACTTTTTTAGGGTTTTTATAGTTGCTTTTTAGGTTTAATCCCTGTTTAATAGTTATTTGCTGAGATTCAAAATCGTAGATCTTTTTATCAAATTTATCTCTTTCTTTTTGTTCGTCAATAAATTTTAGATAATTAAGCGGGGCCCTATCTTGAATAATATTAGATAGGGTATTTCTAGAGCAATATTCACAGCCGCAAGTAGTGCCGTGATTGTGAAAATCTGAGTCAGTTACAATAATTATAGGTGTGTTAAACGAGTCTACAATTTCATACAACCTTATATGCTCACAACTTCCCATAACAAGTACAGTTCCTGTATTATCCATTAAACCTCAGTAAGTGTTCTAAAACGTTTTAAAAATTCAAATTCAGCTTTTTGTGGACTCCAACATTGAATCGAGCCATAACATGATAATTGCAGATTATCATAAAATGTCCACGGTTCGGGCTTATTTGGCATTAATAAATTTGACTCATCAATAAGGATTGAATTATCATACCGTTTTATAATTTCAGTCTTTTTAATATTAAACTTTTTGAAAATTAAATCCTGAGTTTTATTTTCAAGTTTTTTGTATTCTGGAAAAAGCTCTTTGATTGGCCTCGGAAGATCGCAAAAATATGCTTCAGCACCATCATGTAATAGTCCTGCTAAATTTTCACCAACTGGTAAAAAATCGCTTATAATTATAGAGTGTTCAGCAACAGAATAAAATCGGTTACAATGGCCATTAAAACGACAAATCATAGATAAAGCGTGAGCAATATCTTCAATGCAAATATCCTCAATCTTTGGATCAAGAGGATAAAATTTCTTTCCAGTATAAGTTTGAATCCAAGTCATATTTTAAACCTCAACAAAAAATTCGTTAGGAATCGCTTTCCCTTCATGTTTAGTTTTTACATGCACTCCATCAAAAGAAACAAAGTATTTAATACGGGCACACAACGAAGATTGTTTAGCAATGAAAACTTTGCCTCTTAGCTTTTCAATTATGTATCCGTCGATAATTTTGATTTTTATTTCTTTCATAATTTTTACAGAGCTCCTCGTTTTAAAATGTTATGAATATCATGCTCATTGTATACTTTGTATGGGTCAAATTCTTCTTTCTGAACAAACTTTTTATTGAACAGTTCAAAGGCCTGTGTAATAATTGTTTTTTCATATTCAGCTTTTGATAGGTCCGAATCCATTCGGTTGAGTAAAGATAGATATGATTCTTTTATCGATAAAGAAACCTCTTCGTCATCATCAGCGTAAGATTCAACAATCGATAAAATTATAGCTTTGTGGCTCTTTATTTCATCTATTAAACGTTTATTTGACTTGCAACAGTCTTTAAATGCGTTACGTGCAGATTCAATAAAAGAGTTTTTACTAATATTCTCTCTCATCAACACTTTATCAAAGACCATTCTTAAAGCACTATGGACAGTCAAGCCGTTTTCGGAGTGTTCATTATATCCGCTTTGATCGTATTGATTTTTTTTTATTGGATCTTGAAGAATTGCTTTAATTTTATTAATCTTTACTTGTTCGATAGTTGCTTTATCTTCAGACATTCCGTTTTGTTTGGCCCTGTCAGGATGGCATTCTTTTGATTTTGTCTTTATGGCCTTTTTGATTTTATCTTGATCCTGTTCGCCCGGATCAAGGCCTAGATATTCGTAATAGTTCATTTATCCTCCGGTAGTTCACACCATTTAATCATATCTTTGATTTCAAACTGCTCATTCTCAAAATAGTTATTATTCCATTCACCATGATATAGTCCAGTTTGAAGAATTGCTGCTGTCCACTGACAATCGGCACCATCCCAGGATACAGTAACACACGTAGGCCAGCTTTTAAAAAATGCTAGAAATGGTCTATCCTTTGGGGCGTCTTTTGGATCTTTAAATTCAATTTTATGTTTTAAAAGCTTGTCTAAATCTGATTTTTTGATATACTCGTCATCTTTAGGGTATGCACTACACCAAAAAGCGGCATCTCCATGTTGTGTTGTAAATCTGTAAAATCTAAAAGTTTCCATTATTCAACTCTTTTTAGTAATTAAAACCATGATGAAGGATCGCGTTCTTGATCTTTCCACCAACCTTTTACTTCTCCGTATGTGCATAAATCTTTGATTGCATCGTCTAAATATTTGGATTTCCATCGATCATTATTATCAACTTCACGCTTTCTAAATCGAACCAGCTTTTTGATCATGCTTTCTATTGCTGGTTTGTCCTCTTCTGTGACTGGTGGTAAACTCATTTTGTTTTAATTAAATTCTATTTTAATTTTATTTTTTAGTTGCTGCTTTATTTTTTTAGCAACAATCTCTCCAACTTCCCAAGGAAGCTCACCGTCTTTCATTGATTCGGCAACACTATCGATAAAGCTTTCTGAATTTAAATATCTATCAACGGCGTTATTAATTTGCTTTTTGTATTTTGTTAGATCAATATCACTTAATATTTTTTCTAAAATCTCTTTTTCAATATTCATATATCCTCCTTTTCAAAATATTTTTAGAGGGTGAACACAAACGCCACCCTCAAGCTTTAACAAAATTTATAAAATACAATATAATTTATCTCGTCTGGACCCTCCGTTAAGGTTAATAAAAAATTACTCATTTTAAAATATCCTCCAAAGCGGTTTCTAAAATAGATTGCAACATGTTTTTAGCTTGTGACTTTGCCTCTTCAAGTTTGTTGCTTGCAAGTCGATACCTACAAAAAAGAGTGTAACAGCTAGCAAACCAAACATCATCATTATATCCTGCATAATGATGAACAGTTAGTTTGAATCTGCCAGCAATAAGCTTTGATGCTATAATTTCTTTATCATCATATCTTTTTCTTTCATCTTTCCATTTACTCATTTTTACCATCCTTATTTTTAATCCTTTTCAATTATTTTTATAGAGCCAGCAACACAACAGCCGACAAGGTATTACGATTAATCGGCTTTTATGGTTGCAGTTTGCGCAAGAATCGGGACAGAAACTATTTTGGAAGTAACTACCGAACGCTATATTAACCGGCTCTTTAATCATCGACAATCAAACAAAAGTATTCTCCAGGTAGTGAGCCCTCCAATTCTCAAGATCTTTAATCCATCCTCTTGTAAAAGCTGGTCCAGTAATCTTTTTGAATCGCTCAGGAAATTTTAAAGATTCTTTTTTGAGTTTAATTTCTGAATCAATTCGTATTAAAGCTGAAGTTGTTTCTTGTTCTGTGTAGCTTTCTTTGAAAATTAGTTTTTGCATTTATCCCCTTTTGTTATAATGATTCAAACTTTGACAATTCAAAACCAGCGTTAAAACCCATCCACATCATATTTGCATCCCTGTCTTCATACCCATCTTCATCATTAAAATTTTTAAGAATTACTTTTGAGTTCGGCCCGAATTGCTCAGTAAACCATTTTTCAAATAACTTTTGCATTTCTATTCTCCAATAAATAAAGGCTTAAACCAAGCTTGAGGACAATTTACGTCAATCCATTCTAAGGCTACCCGTTTAACGGATAACCAAATAAGATTTAAAATCATTGGCGGATATCCATCCGTTTGGTCGTTCCATCGATGCATAAAGTTGTTAGTGAATGCTGAGTCGTTTATTGTTGCCTCAATAACTTTTTCAGCTTCATGTTCTGCAAGCCCGCATTGGATCAGTTTTTCTTTAATAGTTTCTTGAAATGTCATTTGATCTCCTTTCCACAATCAACACAACATTTTACTTTTTTAAAACCTTGAGTATGTTTCCTTTGGCATCGTTCAGCCCATGAAACAAGTTTGGTTTTAGTTTTCTTATGATTGCATTGAATTAAGTTAGTTTTCATAATTCTACCCGTTATTGGTCGTTATAGTACTGCTGGATCGAAAGTTCCGCTTGAAGCTGAAATCATGTGCCTAGCTTTAGGCCCACCAAGCATTGTTTTATGGTTAAAAACAAGTTCAATATTTGCTTTTCGACTTTCTAACACCTTGATTTCGTCATC